AAATCCCGGTTGTTGCGCGGCAAGCTGCGCCATGCCGATGGACTGCTGGCCGGTCCCTAAACCTTGCCCAATTACTCCAGTTGCTTGCGAAAAGTCTGGCTGGATTGCCGCCGCCCTTGCTGCTGCTTGCCCTAGAAGGCCTTGAGACTGCGCAAAGTCAGCTTGGCTAGATCGCGCGGCAAGGTCTTGGCCCGTGGACAACGCTCCAATGCCTTGCCCAATGCCACCATAAGCAGCGCCAAACTGGCCGGTTGTATCGGCCCCCAAGGCACGCTGACCTGCTAAGTCTAAGGTGGTGAGCCCCTGAGCCAGACTGGGGATGCCAGAGGTTATGCCGGCAGCCGCCCCGCCCGCTTGCTGCATGGCAAGCTGTGCGTCAGTGAACTGCTGCCGCGTGTCTGCGCCACGTAGGATATCTGCCGCTTCGGCCGTGGTGCCATAAGCTGACCCAAGTGCCTGATTGGCTGCGGCCATGTAGGGCGAAAAGGCCCCGACACCCTGTTGCTCGGCCGCCTGTATGGCTGCAATTTGGGCCGGGGAAAACCCGGCTACCTGATAGCCAGGAAGCTGCTGTGCAAGCGTCTGCGGGGAGGCCTCATAGACAACGTTGCCTGTGGCGTCCCGCACCACATTGCCAGTCTCATCTAGCTTCGGCCGCTGGTTATAAGCGAGGGCTTGCGCCTGCTCTAAAAGCTTTAGCTTATAGGCCTCAATCTCCGGGGCTTCCCGGACGATCTGTTGTGTTACGGTTTGGTCTGCCATATCACGCCTTTATTGGCCCGCCTTCGAGCATCTTCATCAGTTTGTACATGCGGGCAGCGCCCTTACGTCGACTTCCCTTGCCGGCATTGCGTACAGCCTTAGCAGTGAATACGAACTCCCCGTCGGACAGCATGGCTGGAATAGAGTCCGAAGTCCCCGTGCCAGGACCGTTAATCGCCCCCGTCTTGCGCGGGAAGCGCGTCGGCTTGGCCGAGCCTCCCCTAGCGTACCTCGATACTTGCTGGCCATACAGCAAAGGCACTCCGTACAGCCCTGCGACGTTGTACGGCTGCGCGACACCCGCCGGCTGATTGGTAATCCCCGTAGGAATTATCGTGGGGGGCATACCGGATGGGATAGCCCCATACGACGGCGTCGGTACGACCACGTTACGGGGCGTTTCAGGGGTGCGATAGCTCATGTCCAGGCCGCCGGGGAAAAGACCTGGGTTATCCCTAATGTAGTCTCTGCCGGTGTAATCCCGGTTGAACGCCGGGTTCGGATCGGACGGCGAGGATTTCATTCCGCCCGCTGCGCCAATCACCGCAGTGCCTGCAGCCGCCAATGGACCATATTTACGCAAAAAACTTGCATCCGCCGGCAGCCCTGGGCGGCTCGGGGATAGGTACTCGTTATAAAAGTTCTTCGCCCCGGCAGTCATACTGTCAAAGAAGCCGGGCTTCTCTAGTGGAATCGTGCCTTCAGCCAAGACATTTGGCGCTGTCCCAACCGGCCCTGGGGCCCCTGTTGGCACCGCGCTAGGTGTCATAGTTGAAGGGGTTGCAGGACTCGAGGCCAACATGTCCTGTGCCGTGCCAATCATTCTCGGGTCCATGCCTTCAGCCAAAACGTCAGGCGATAGTCCCGTTTGCGGAAGCGTGCCCTCGGGGACCCCGCCAAGCTGTTCAATGCCCTGAGCGGGTTGCATGCCTGCCGCTTGCCTAAATTGCGCGTTTTCAGCCGCTTGCATGCCCGACAGGCCCTGAAGCGCCGCTGCAGAAGCCCCAGACGTAAGGCCCATGCGCAAGGCGTCCATGGGCTTCATGCCACCGAGCATCCCCACGCCAGTGCCAATGACACCCGTTGCAAGGCCCGTGTTCAACGCACTGCCCGCAGCGCCCGGGAGGTACTGGCCAACCGCCGCAACCGGGTTGGCACCCATGATCGTGCCGCCACCACCGATATAGCCCATCGCACCGGCAATCAACGCCTCCTTGACAGAGCCGCCAGCCATGAGCGTGGTACCCGCGCCGGCTAGGCCAGCAGCGGTTCCCATCGACAGGCCCAAGCCTGCTGGTCCGAGGACCGTGGCCAGTGCAACAGTGGCTACGATTCGTCCAATCGGGGATTTAAGGACGCTCTTAACCGCTTTAGCTACGCCCTTGAACAGCTTTTTAAGGAAGAACTCTGGCAATCCGGTGACCGGGTTGATCGTCCCCGCCCCGCCCCGCGCTTGCAAAAGCCGCGCTTCCTCGGGCGTAATATGCGCCAGCATGGTGTCGCCATTACGCCCCTGCGACGCCAAATACTGCGCAACATCCGCAAGGCCCCCATCGGCCATTCCCATGGGCGGCATCCCCTCGATGGGGGGACCTTCCATCATAGGCGCTTGTGCGCCCTCTGCCATCGAGAGCTTTAACTCATTAAGGACGGCCAGGACCGCCCCTAAAAACTCCGGATCGTACTCAGGCGGCAGGTCCTCTTCGTCCGCAATCCCGTCGCGGATGAGCTTTTCACGAATAGCCGGGTACTCCCCAGGATTCTGGGAGACGTACTCAAAAAGCTCAATGAGATAGGATAACTGACCAGCGGTGAGGTCAAGTTCCGCAACGCTCTCACGCAAAGACTGCTTGAGCATTTCAAGCTGGTTAGGATCGACCCGTCCGAGCGCGGTTTTAGCCGCATCGTACGAGTCCATACTCGTAACCATCGGCGACTGAGGCTCTTCGCCTTCGCCTGGCATGGCGGCCATTGAAGGCAGCGCCATGATTCCCTCATTTGCCATGATGATCCTTTCCGGTTGTGGCCAATAGTTCCAATAGGAACTGCGCGCCGGAAAAGGACGCGTGATAAGGCCAAATTATCCTGCAAAGAGTTGAGTTTTCGCCACTAATCATGTCCTGTCTACTTCTAGGTAAGACAGATAAAAGTCTACTGACGCTTCGCTAGACGTAACTTTCAATACGTCCCCAGCTTCCAGCACGCAAGGCACGCCACTGAAGACGTCCATCGTTTGGTTCGTGGGCAGCGAATAAGTCTTCAGTAAGTGATACCCCGTAGCACCGCCGCCCGGATAGACCACCACAGTCATCGCCGTGGTTGACGCGTTGCGGTTAGTCACCCTCAGGGACGACAAGACGGCCAAGTTGGCCTCTGCCACCGTATAGAGCGTGGTCTCAGTCGCCGCAGATGGGGTAAGGTATTTGCGGAAGTACTTGTTGGCCATGGTCAAATCGCCGAGATGAAGTTGATGGTCATAATCACCGACGGAATCTCAGGGCGAGTGGGCGACGTTCCTGCATCATAGTGCTCTAAGTAGACGTCCAGACTATCGGACCACCAGGCAATTTCTAAATACTGGTTCGTGGGGTCATTGACCGTGAAGATGCCCGTGATGGCCGGTACTACATGCGCCCAAATTGTTGAGCTTTTGCGCACCGGGATGTCAAAGCGAGTGTTGGACAAGGGATAGTTCACCCCGGTGTCCTTAGCCCAGACCTCAAATTCTGCCGGCGTGTTGCCACGGTTGGTGACTTGCAAAGTAAATGTCACAAGATACTGGCCGCCACAAGGCACCGTGATCCGCGAGCCACTCTGCACGCTGATGCCGTTGGCAAACGCGGGATAAACCGTAAGCAAGTTCTCGCCTGTAACGCTGGCATTTATCTGATCATCCCCCGAAATCAGCATTGCATTAGGCAAAATGATACCGTTGCTGTTCTGGAACCCGCGAATGCCGCCTGCAAAGCCCCCAGTTCCTGCCGCGTTAGAAAACCAGGTGGAGGACCCGGCTACATCCTGGTCAACCGTGGACGTATACGTGTTATTGAGCTGGAAGATGACCTGTTCGAGCGACCGCACCAACTGGTTGATCTGCGACGGATCATAGGAGGGAGAGGCGTTCGGTAGACGAACGTTGTTGATCTTGCTCATCTCAAGCCATCAGGCTGAATGTCAACACGCATCGTGCCAAAACGCCAGTTGGTGCCTACATCATCGCTCTCAATCTGGACTTGGATTTGACGACCACGAGCCCGCGTGTCTACTTTTTGCGTTGTAGGCGTGATGACATACGGGTCTAATGAACTAGGTTCAGCAGACGCCCGCGGGAACGGCCGCAATAGCAGTCGAACGGTTAGATCCCCAGATTGGTTCTTGAAATCGGGGATAAACCGCTTCATAAACAGCATTTGGTCTCCGTCCCCAATGTCGAAATACCCCGAGGAAATACGCGCAACAATAGGCGAATCAACAGCATTGACACCATCTTCCTGGGAATACAGCCTTGTTCTTCCAGCCGTCAACCCGTATATCGTAGGACCATAAGTAGGACTTTCGGTTGAGGAGGATAGATAGGCCGCCGCTACTGGCTTTGAGAACACCCCCACATCCGCCCACGAGGTCCTAGGCATTGTGCCAATCGACCAGGCATTTTCTAGGTAGTTATAACTAACAAAACGGTCAATATACTGACTGGAAGCGGAGCAGTACCACCAGGTCACTTCATTGAACTGTGTGTTAATTCCAACGTTGACTTTGAACCCTTGAATCTGGTTCAAATCCTTGAATACGTAATCCTGGACCGTGCAGGGGATCTTCTTGACTGTGCCATCAAACAAGAAGAACGCATCACGGCTCATCCAGAACGCGACACCATTCACGTCCGCCGCCGCATGGGGCCCAATACAGCCACAGTTTGCACCAAGCTGCTGGAATCCAAAAGTATACGGGGGGCCTAAATACTGCTGGCCATGTAGCGACGTGTCCGTCAGGATCAGAATTTGACCTCTGGAACGGAACGCCGTAATGATCGTATTGCCGTCCGTGAGCCGTTGTCCACCGGCCGTGTTAGTTGCCGTGGGAACAAAGTTAGTAATGTCTTCCTGGTTAGAAAACCGAACATACATCGGGTCTTGCGAGGAAGGAGTACCTAAAATAGTCTCTGTCCCAAAACAAACTAAGTGCCTGTCCGGAGTAGACACCAAAGCATACTTACTCTTTGTTGGGGCACCTGAGATGACGGTCGCCCGGTCTATAGAAGGAGAACTAGGGCTCCATTGATAGACGCTTCCGTCTACCAATTGTGCAATTAAATCTTCTCCGTAAGTATCAAACTGCCATACCCTTGGGTTGAGTTGGATACCCGCTGAAGGCGGCCTGGGGGTCCCCCATGTATACGCTCCCCATGTCCCGGTCCCCCAACCGTAATCAACGTAGCCCTGGTCCGATCCGACGCTTATCTCATAGGACGCGTTCGCCGATCCTGCGGCAGATACAGTGCTTGTTGCAGCAGAAGGGGAGGTAATGCGGTAACTGTTGGCATCCAGGACCTCCACAATCTCAAATTGATTGTCCAGATCCGCATTGGGGATTCCCCCAGGATTTCCTGAGGTGCTTGAAAATGTTACAAAGTCGCCTTCAAATGCCCCATGCGCGGTGTCGTTGACTACAACAGCCGTAAGCCCATTTGTAGTGTCAAACGTTACTCCCGTTTCCGTTGCACGAATCGGCGTTATATCCGCCCATGTCCCGCCATAGAAAACGTACAACTTGCGGTTAGTCCCAATGACAGCACGGGGAGAGCCGTCGAGCGCAGTCCAAGCAAAAACCTCACTTGTATAGCCTACAAAATAAGCTTCCCGGTCATTGAAATTGGTCCAACCGCCAAGCTTTTCGGGGAGCCCGTAACGAAAGCGGATGTAATCCCCATCAACCCAACCGCCTTCCGCTCCGTACTCGGTGTTTTGCTTGTCGATACCAGGTTTCAAAAAGAGTCGGAGGAGCGCCATGATCAGCCCTTCTTACGTGCAGCACGCATGTTGTCCACAAGATTAGGGTATGGGCGGCCGGCCGCCTTCGCCATCGCCTTCGCTGCCGCCTTTTTGGCTGGAGTCAGCGCCTTGGGCTTTCCCAGGGACTTTGGACGCTTCTTATTCCAAACAGGTCCGCCTTTCATGCTCACCTCAACAATGCAGATTCAGCCGCTCGCCTACGCACCAAACCCGGTAGGACTTTCCCGCCGCCGCGAACCCAGAGCATCAACTGCTCCTGAGCGCCTTCCCAATCTTGGGCGTTTATCTTGCGCTTTAAGGTGCTGGTTTGCAGCCGCCCTACTCCCAAATTGTACGCAAAATCAACTATGGCGTTAAGCTTTCTTTCATCTGCCGCAAGCCCCGGACAGTTTCTCAAAACCCCCGGCAAGTACGTCGTTTCCAACTCATGCATCAGCAGGGCTTCAGCTTGCGGCTCCTCAATCGGCTCGTCTTGCAGCGTCACCTTTCTGCCGTCCGCGTAATACGTTGAGCCATAACCAATCGTCGGGATTCCGGCTGGGCACAAATACGGCTTCGCACGGAACCCCTCGAACTGCTTGCATAGCTCGGCGGCTATTTGCAGCATCATGCCAACCCGCGACGGGCCAGAGTGCGGTCGAGAATCCAGAAGTTGATGACGCCGGAAAGCAGCGCCATATCATCCACGGCCCATGCTTCTTTAATGACTTCCAGCATCGGCTGACCGGATTGCCACGCAATAATGAGCGCAGCGGTTTTGGCAGCACCATATAGAAGCAGTAGGTAGTACGTCATGATTGGCCGAACCGACGCGCTCAGGGAAGCCGCCCAACCGCCAGCCGCTTTTGCCATTTGGGTCTGTTGGTCAATCGCAGACTTGAACGCCGACATCACCCCAACATCGACCGCCATATCTCGTTGAGCGCCGATCTCTTGCATACGGATTTGCCCACGCACTTTCTCAAGATCGCACTGCTTATCGAACATGGATAGCTCGTGCTGGCGTTCGTTCTTCTTGTCCATGAACTTCAGGACTTCCGGCACGATACGGAAGATACCGCCTAGCAGCGATCCAAAAATACCCCCGCCGAGTAGTTCTAGCATGGTCACTCCTCGATATTGAACGTCAGGTTTGCGTGGTTTGGATAGTTGACCATGACCTCACCCTCCGGACATTTGTACTTGATATGCGCCAACAGAGTCGCTGGCCCCGGCGCAACCTTGTGCTGGTGATCCTCGTCAATCCTAAACTTGTAGCCAAATTTGTCTACAGTCGGGGATGCAGGACCGCTGAATGCGGCAATACTCGGT